CACGAGTAACAACAAATGGTTTAATTACTAAACGAGGTGTAGAAAGAATTGCTCGACGTGTAAATAATAAAACAAATAGAACAGTTATTTTTAAAGACGAAAACATAACAAGAAATAGATTTCCATTCGATATTGCAATAACAAATCATGCACATACTTCAATAGATGCTGGAAAAATTGAATTCAGAAGATCGGATGGAACAAAAACAATATCTTTACCGTCAAGTACATTTGTAACTAGTTCAGGCTGGCATCATGTTATATGTCAAAAATCTGGTTCTACTTTAGAAATGTATGTTAATGGAACAAAAGAAGGAGAACGTACAGATACATTTCATAATGATGACAATACAAATGTTATGAATCCATCTGATCTTATATTTGGAGCAGTAAATTCAATTAAAGGTGCAGGATTATCAGGTAGTCTGGATGAAATTAGGTTTTATAATACATATCTTTCTGATTCAGAAATTGGATCATTATCAAATAGAGATTATGTATCTGGATCATTCTATCAAACAAGTGTTGTAGGTAACGTATTTTACAGATCAGGTCAGATGGTTGTAACAAGTCCTATGCCTAAATACTGGAATTCGTTACAAAACAATTGGAATTTAGAATATAAATCTTCTAGAACAATTTATGAAAACGAAGTACTAGTTAAAGTTCCAGCTGGTGATTGTAATGTAAGTATGAATCCAACATTAAGAAAACCAAAAAGTGAAATAATTCAATCACAGTTTACAGGTAGCAGTTTTAAACCTTATATTACAACTGTTGGTTTATATGATGATGAGGCAAGATTATTAGCTGTTGCAAAACTTGCAAGACCAGTACAAAAAAGAGAAGATATTGATATGAATTTCCTAATTAGATGGGATTACTAGATATTTATATTAAATAGGTTAACAAAAGGAGTCATGTATGGCGACAAAGGACAATATGGTAAAAAGCCCGCCAAAAGGGGTAGTAAGGTTTTCACTTTCACTTTCAGCTGAACAAAAGAAAGCCAAAACGCAAATCTTAAAACATCCTTATAATTTTATTGTAGGAAAAGCAGGATCAGGTAAAACTTTACTAGCGGTACAAGTTGCATTAGATCAATTCTTTAAAAGACAATATAATAAAATTATTATAACAAGGCCTACCATTTCTACAGAAGATAATGGATTTTTACCAGGCTCAGAAAGAGAAAAAATGGAACCATGGTTAGTACCAATCAGAAGTAATATGAGAAAGGTCTATAACAAACCTATGATATTAGAAAAAATGGAAAAGGCTGAACAAATTGAATTAGTTTCGTTAGCTCATTTTAGAGGTAGAACATTTGATAATGCTATTGTTATTGTAGACGAATTTCAAAATTTAACAAGAAGTCAACTAGCAATGGCAATTGGTAGATTAGGCAAAGATAGTAAAATGTTATTTTGCGGAGACTCATATCAAATAGATTTGAAAGATAAAAATTATTCGGCATATCATGATATGGCCAAATTAACTAATTCAGAATATGTATATAAAACAGTTCTTCAAGATTCGCATAGACATAGTGCTATAGACGATCTTTTAGAATTATTAAACGGTTATCATTAATATGGCATGGAGATCAAAATCAAAAGTTCGAAAGAACGCAATTAAACACGGTTACAGAAGCGGATTTGAACATAAAGTTGCAGATCAACTTTCAGAAAATAAAATTAAATTTGAATACGAAACTACAGTTATAGATTATATCAAACCACAAACTGAACATACTTATACTATAGATTTTACATTACCTAATGGTATTTTAGTAGAAACAAAAGGTAGATGGGTTGCTGAAGATCGTAAAAAACATTTATTAATAAAAAAACAGCATCCAGAATTAGATATAAGAATAGTATTCATGTCAGGTAAAACAAAAATACGAAAAGGTAGTAAAACTACATACGGAGATTGGTGTGATAAACATCAAATACCATGGGCAGAAAAACAAATTCCAAAATCATGGTTTTCTGAATAAAATTTGGTTATTTGAAAAGTTTTCTTTATATTAGTATACATGACGAATTTTAAATTACTGACATTAGTAGAATCTGTCTTAGGTAAAGGTAGATCAACAAATAAAGGCAACGTGGCATTTCATTGTCCTTTTTGTCATCATAATAAAAAGAAACTAGAAGTTAATATGAATTCTCAACATTGGCATTGTTGGGTTTGTAATGCAGCTGGAAGAAAAATAATTACATTATTTAAAAAACTAAAAGTTGAACGATTTAAAATATCTAAATTATTTGAATATATAGAAGAAACAGAATATCGTCCCAAAATAACTACAACAAATACAAAAGCTGTAGAACTTCCTGCAGAATTCAAACCATTATGGAAATTAAATAAATTATCTCCTGAATATAGAAATGCTGTTTATTATCTTAAAAAGAGAAATATTACAATATATGATATATTAAAATATAGAATTGGATATTGTGATTCAGGACCATATTCTGGTAAAGTAATTATTCCAAGTTATGATGCAAATGGTGTATTAAATTATTTTGTAGGTCGCGCATATTATGAAGATGATACATTTAAACATAAAAATCCACAAGTATCAAAAGATATAGTAGGATTTGAATTACATGTAAATTGGAATTATCCAGTTTGTTTAGTAGAAGGTGCATTTGATGCAATTGCCATAAGAAGAAATGCAATTCCATTATTTGGTAAAACAATTCCAAATCAATTGAAACATAGAATTATAGAAAACAATGTAAAAACAATTTATATTTGTTTGGATAAAGATGCAAGAAAACAAGCAATAGAAACAGCAGAATATTTTATGGCAAATGGAGTAGATGTTTATTTTGTTGATATAGAAGAAAAAGATCCAAGTGATATTGGATTTGGAAAAATAAATAGTATATTGGCCAATACAGAAAAATTGACATCTGAATGGTTAATGGAACAAAGGATATTAGGAATATGATAAATAAAATATATCACATAGCAGACGTGCATATAAGAAATGTAAAACGTCATAAAGAATATAGACAAGTATTTAGAAGATTATATTCATATTTAAAAAAGACTAAATCTGAAAATGATATAATATATGTAGCAGGAGATATTGTACATGCAAAAACAGATATGTCTCCAGAATTGATAGATTTAACATCTGAATTCTTTTCGAATCTTGCAGATCTATTACCTACCATAGTAATATTAGGAAATCATGATTGCAATCTAAATAATAATTATAGACTTGACGCCTTAAGTCCTATTGTTAAAGCCATCAATCATAAGAACTTACACTATCTTAAAGACAACGGTGTATACGATATCCAAGGTGTACACTTTAACGTAATGGCGGTGGATGAAAAGCCTGTAAAATATATACATGCTAATGATTTTGAAGGAAATTTTAAGATTGCATTACATCACGGATCAGTTCATAACGCTTCAACAGATGCAGGTTTTACATTAAGTAATACACATGTAACTACAGATATGTTTATTGGACATGATTTGGTACTATTAGGAGATATTCATAAACCACAATATCTTAATAATGAAAAGACAATAGCATATGCAGGTTCATTGATTCAACAAAATCATGGAGAATCGTTAGGGCATGGTATTATGGTATGGGACTTAAAAACTAAAAAATCAAATTTTGTTGAAATTGTAAATGATTATGGATATTATACTTATGAAATTGATAATGGTAAAATATTAAATCAGAATCCAAAAGTTCCTAAAAAACCTAGATTACGATTAAAAGTAAAAGATACAGATTCAGGAACATTAAAACAAATAATAGCAGATATAAGATCAAAATATAAAGTACAAGATATTTCAATCCAAAAAATAAATGCTTTAAATACTACAGATGCTCAAAATAAAATTAATTTTGGTAATGTCAGAGACGTAGAATGGCAAAATGGTGTAATAACTGATTATTTATCTGATGAATATGGATTAGATGATACTTTATTAGATACTGTAAGACATATCAATAGAACTGTACATTCAAAATTACCAACGAATACATTAACAAGAAATATTACTTGGACGCCTAAACATTTTGAATTTTCTAATATGTTTAGTTATGGAGAAGATAATGATGTTGATTTTACTAACATGTTAGGAAGTTATGGACTATTCGCTCCCAATGCATCTGGTAAATCAACATTATTAGATGCAATTGCATTTTGTTGTTTTGATAGATGTTCAAGAACTAAAAAAGCAGCTCATGTACTCAATAATAAAAAATCTAGATTTCATTGTAAATTTGAATTTGAACTAGGAAAATATTCTTACTTTATTGAACGTGTTGGTAAAAAAAATAATCGAGGCCATGTAAAAGTTGATGTTAATTTTTGGAGAGTTGATAAAGACGGTAACGAAGAAAACTTAAACGGAGATCAAAGAGATACTACAAATAAAAGTATCAGGCAATATTTAGGTTCATATGAAGATTTTGTTTTAACAGCATTATCTTTACAAAACAATAATACAGGATTCATTGATAAAACTCAAAGAGAAAGAAAAGATTTACTATCACAGTTTTTAGATATTGATATATTTGAACAACAATATTTAGTTGGACATGAAGAAATAAGAGAAACAGCTGCATTAATTAGAGAATATAAACGAAAAGATTTTTCATCTGATTTAGTTAATGCAAATGATATCATAACTCAATATACTGGTTCATACGAGCAAATGAAATTAGATAAATCTGAGCATGAAGAAATGAAAACAAATCTTAATGATATTATATTTTCATTGACAAAAGAATTAAAGAAAGTTGATGATACATTAGATAGTCCAGAAGATATTGATAAAGAAATTCAGAGTATAGAAGAAGATCTTGAAGAAATTGTTATGTCAAGAGATACTCAAAAAGAAATGATTCGTGAACAGAAAAAACTTGTTAAAGAAATAAATCAAAAAATAAATAAAATTGATGAAAAGTCTTTACAAGATGCATTAATTGAATTAAAAGATTATCAAGATACTGTTATAAAATTAAACAATGATCTTAAATTAAAACAATTGAAAATACAACATGCTCAAAAAATGGTATCAAAATTAGATAAACATGAATGGGATGAAAATTGTAGTTTTTGTATGGCTAATCCATGGTTACAAGAAACAAAACAAGTTGCAGATCTTTTACCTAAATTGATTGATGAAGAACAAGCTATTGAATTTGATATTAAACATTTTGAAGATGGTATTACAAAAATAAAACATGAAGATAAGCCAAAAGAAAAGTTACAAGTATTAGCTCAGTTAAAAGATAATGTAAATGATTCTGAAAGATCATTAAATAATTTAGAAAGAGAACTTGAACAATTCAAATGGCAAATTCATAAAGGACGAGAAGACTTAAAATCTAAAAAATCTGAACTTAAAAAATCTTTAAAACAAAAAGATAATATAGAATACAATAAAAAGAAAAATTTTGAAATTGAAGAAATTCGTGATGAGATAACAACAGTTAATTTTGAGTTGTCTCAATTAGATTCTAAATTATTAACATTGTCTGGTAAGTTAAAAATGGCAGAAAAATCTAGACAAGATGCTCAAGACGGTATAGATAGATTAAAAGATTTAGAACAACAATATAAAGGATATGAATATTATCAAAAAGCAGTCCAAAGAGATGGCGTTCCATATCATTTAATATCAAAAGCACTTCCGCAAATTGAATCAGAAATAAATAATATTCTAAATCAAATAGTTGAATTTACAATTGTATTAACAACAGATGGTAAAAATATAAATGCTCATATTGTTTATGATGATGATAATTATTGGCCATTAGAATTAACTTCTGGTATGGAAAAGTTTATTTCATCTTTAGCTATTAGAACTTCATTGATAAATGTATCTAATTTACCAAGACCAAATTTCCTTGCAATAGATGAAGGATTTGGTGTATTAGATTCAGATAATCTAAATTCAATGTACATGTTGTTTGATTATTTAAAATCTCAATTTGGATTTATTTTATGTATTTCTCATATAGATGCTATGAGGGATATTGTTGATAAATTAATTGAAATAAAAAAGACAAACAGCTATTCAAAAATTTCTTATAATTAGTATATTTCCATATTTATATAAAAGTATACTATAATTATCAGGGATAATACATGCCAATAAGAAAAGAAGCTGCGTATATAGGATTAGTAGAAAATTCCAATATTCGTTACGATATTATTGATAGATCAGCTACTTCAGAAAACTATTTCCAAGTTACAGAGTTTCCTGAAACATTAACAGCTGGAAAAAATGTATTTAAATTCCGTGGCGATCCAGATTCATTAGTAGATGATTCAAGAGTTCATATTGAAATATTAGATTATAATGGTGATCCAATTTATTATGAAGTTTTAAATTATCAAGAAAAAGATGGTACACGAGTTATTGCAGTTTATGTATACGATGATACACCAGAAGGCAGATGTACATTTTACTTAGGAGCGCGTGCATTAATTGATGTTAGGAGTGGTAGAAGATTGCCATTTTCTGCAGATTCTGCAAATGTAAATTGGAAAGATTTACCAAATGTATTATGGTTAAGAGAATCTAGAGTAGCTCCTAAAAGACGAAATGATAACGAAATAATTTTATTACAGCAACCTAAAGTTACAATTGAAGAAAAGGTAAAAACATTTTCTGAAATAACAGACTTACCAACATTTTTTAAAGTTGTTAATGGTGACGGAGCATCAATAAAAGTATCAGGTACAGGACCTGGAGCAGGTTATACTACAATAACGCAGCCTGTTAGTCCTATAGGTCCTCAAATTGCACCGTTCCTTGAAGGATCATTATCAAGAAATACACCAGCAAGAGGAAATGCATCAATAGCGGTTGCAATGCCATCATCATTTGCAAATTCACCAGCTGTAATAGGTAACTCATCAGCTCAGAACGCAAATGCAGTAGCTACATCAACTGGATTATCAACTGCCGCAGTTAATAACGCAACAGCTGGAGTTGGGCTAACAGGTCCAGGTGGAACAACAACTACTACATTAGCACCAATATCTCCAACTTTTGCATCTCCATCAACAGCAACGACTGCAACTACAGCTAATGTTAATGATTCTCGTACAGTTGAAGATA